CCGGTTTCCAGTTTGTTTCGACCACGCGGCGCTAGCGCCAGCACTGGTCTACTCGCCATCCACTATCCCCATCTTCGAAGCAGCGTTACGCAATGCGTCGATGAACGTGGCCTCATGGTACTCAGCACGATACTTGGCAGCAGACCGAAGAACCCTGATGAGTGTGTGCATGTCCTCGGCAGAGAACGTGTCCTCATCGAGCCCTATAGCGACCGTGCGGAGCCTTTGCGGCCTCTGCACTACCGTGTCCTCCACCGTGTCAGGGTCGATCAGCCCATGCGCGCGGCACGGGCTAATCATCGGCTCCGGTGGGGGAGCGTCTGGGTCGAGGGGCCAACCCATTAGAGGTCCAATGCGTCAGCGACCGTGTCAGTGGTCACGTTGTCGAACATGGCGTCATCGACCGTGAAGCCACCGTCCATGTCACCGAAGCCGTCCGCACCACCAGACATGCCGTTAGCAATCGACTTAACCTGAACGGCGTTGAGGTAGAGCGTCAGGCCGTGAACGGTTTCCTCACGGGTAACGGACTTGCCGTTCTCGACCATGCGAACCTTCTCGGTGGCGGTGTACTGACCGAAAGCGCCGCTGACGCGGATTTCGGAGCCGGGACCGACAATGATCCCTGGCGGGATCGGCTGCCGCTTGCTGTCCACCAGGAGGGGCTTGCGCTTGCTCTTGGCCTCAAAGCCCCAACCGGCAGATGATTTCTCTCCAGTGTCCTTGTTCTTGTTCAGGAACTCGCGGAGAGGAATTTTAACGTCCTTGGGGTCCACATTGGGAAACAGCTTCTTGGCTGCGTCCATAGCAGCCGCCTTGAACTGCTCAACACCAGCAGACGACAACACGACTTGGACCTTGTACTTGTTATCAGCGTAAGTGCCCTCAGTGTCCGGCGTGGACAGCTTAGGGAACCGTGCGGTGCCAAGTGGGGAAACAAACGGAATTGATGCCATAGTGATTAGTCCTCTTTTGTGGATGATTGACGCACGGTAATGGCCTTCTCAGCCTTCCTGTGCTGCTTCCAGAATAATCTCTTGTTGTAGGCTCGAAGGTGCTTTGCCCACTCTTTGCTGGTAGCGACCAGCCCCTTCCTCTTGTGGCTCATTATCTACCCAACAACTTGCAGAGGGCAGGTCCAGGTACAATGTAGTGTGCGCCGCGCAGAACCAGCGGTGTAGGCTGACCGGCTACGACGATACCAACTAGAGAGCCCTGTGCGTCGAACACTGGGCCACCAGAATTGCCGCCACCTACAGTGATGTCGAGGACGCGCAAAGATCCCCAGTGATAACCGCTGTCGGTGTATGGTGCGTCGTGGCGTGACGCCACCGTACCCTTAACGAGCAGTAACGGCTCACTGCGGGGGTAACCGGTGACGTACACCACCTCGCCTGCTTCCAGTTCACTGCACCGCAAGTGCGGCTTGGTCTTTGCGGAGACTGAGGGGGCTGTAAGGAGCGAAATGTCGTACTCCTTGCTTTCCCACATTGTCTCAGCTGCGTGCTTGGTGCCGTCGCTGGTTACTACGTTAAGGCTCTCCTTTTGGACAACAGCAGTGGTGACGTGAGCCGCCGTGACGACGACGCCATCAGACAATATGACACCAGAGCCGTGTCCTGTTTCAGAGATGTTGACGCGGACAGTCGCAGCCAGCATGTCAGCTTTACTGATAGTGTCCATCGTCATAACGCCGAATACCCCAGCGGCAGCGGCGGCTGCGGCCAGGGTGACAAGTACGATTGATCTGATAATGGGTTTCTCCTGTGCTTACACTCCGCACGATCCCCCGTGTCCGGTGATTGAGCAGATATCGTGGGCCTCTACACCCTCTTCGAACTCAGTACCAAGTTCTTTCATGGCCTCCTTATACGGCACGCTTGTCAGCGGTTGACCACCGCGCGACCCATCTGGATAAACCGTGAAGCCACGCAAACGATGAGCGTAGGATGCCAGCGTCTTCGCGAAGGGTTTAACGGTGTCCTCGTTGTTCAGCTTACTGCCCCACGCAGGCAGATTGATTGTGCTTGAGATGGACATATCGACATAATCCTGAATGTCCGCTTGGAACTTAATGCGCCGTTCAGGCTCAGCCGCTAGGTCGATGGCACTCTCAATTTTGGTGGGATCGACGCCATAGAGGTCGACCAGTTCTCTCGCGGCGCTGTCGACGACGTATTGATAGTGCCACTTCTTGTTCTTGAGGTAGCGCCTCTTATAGGCGACAGCGAACAGCGGCTCGATACCCGTAGTCGTACCGGCTAGGATGCCGATAGTTCCTGTCGGTGCAATCGCACGCACCGCTACAGGGCGGCTGACGCTGAACAGATCAGCGTAGTACCGTGCAGCGTAGTCGCTCTCACCCTTGTATACAGACAGCCAGCGGTGCAGTTCAGGCACGACCTCGTACCTGTGACCACGCTGGATTAGCCATTCATGGATGCCCATGATGCCTAATCCAAGTCGGCGGTTCTTCTCGCGGACCTCATATACCTTTTGGTACGGTAAGGTCGCCTTTAGTGTCCCGCAGACCAGGAACTGCGTTATCAAGTTCGTGACAGTTCGCAGCTCTTCTAGGCTCTCAATGCGCCCCATATTCAGACTAGCTAAATTGCAAACATCTGAATCAGACGCACTTGTCACTTCCGTACACGCATTGCGTAACGTCTCAGTTTCCTGTGCGAAGAAATTAAACGAGAACCCTGGCTCTCCGGTGGACAGTGCCTGTGCGACGTTCTTCTCGAACACTTCACCAAGCTCACCAGTTGACCAGTATCGTTGCAACCACGCTGTGTCGTAGTTGACGCTGATGTTCGTCATGTCCAACGGGCAAGGGAAATTGTAATCGGCTTGGCGAACGTCCCACAATGATTTGTCTGTGCCCGGTACTGGCATATTTTGCCAGTCCTTAGCTTTCAGCCACTGTTGGATGTCGCCGTGTTGCCAGTTTAACGACCCGTAGATTGCTGACCTACGCGACCCGCCTTGCATGACATGGCGTCCGATTTCGTTGATCATCAATGCTTTTGGGACGACGCCACTCGCTGTCCCACCAGTGCGCGACAGCTTTGATCCAGCAGGGCGGTACACGCTGTAGTCAACACCAATACCGCCGCCTGTCGTCAGACAGCTCTCGGCCTTCCACGACAGCGTGGCCCAATCTTCTCTCGTGTCTTCCTCAGCTTTCAGCAGATAGCAGTTGTTATAAAATCTCGCGGCGCGACCTGCGTAATAAAGATACCGTCCGCCTGGAAAGACCTTAGCCTGCTGCATCAGGGTAGTGAGGGCCTGACGGTCCCCAGGGGACATCAGACCCTCGCCAACTTCCTCGACGAGCGTGCGGCACAAATCATCCCACGTCTCGCAACCGGCGTGTGCATACTTCTGGTTAAAAATGTCCTCGCTGAACTTCGAACGGAAAACCGGATTGCGGTTTGAACGAAATGTCATCAGTCCTCCAGGGCGAGCCAGACGGCTTCCATCATCGGTACATCGTAGCCAAGGTGCCGCAGTGCTTTGGCGGTGTCGGCACTGATGCAGCCCCGCTCAACAAATTGATCGCGAGCATTACGCACCAGTTCACGCGCAGACATGCCTCGGAGTTCGTCAATCATCGCCTCGCTCCATATATTTTGAGAACGTCAGTCCAGAACGCGATGTCAGTTGGCGACACGCTCGATTTCAGCTTCATCTTTGCGTGAGCGATCCGGTGCTCACGCTTCCATTGCCGTTGAGCGACGGCATAATCTTTCGGTGTCACTGTTGCCCTCCATGTTTTGTCTGTGATTGTGGACGATCAAGCAAAGGCATAGTCGCTACTCAAGATTTGATTTAACTCCAAACGGCCCATTTCGGGCAAGTCAGGCAACCGTCCACAGTTGGGGTCGGTCAAGTCCAGCTTGGCCTGCTCAAGTAGTGACGCCAGCGGGCTGAACTCAGTGTAGAGCCGGTGAAACTGCTCTCGTATTATCTGCCTGAAACGGGTCCCGTGCGGCGCGTGGCAACCAAAGCTGTCATGCACCAGGGCGAGCGACGTGATCCCCTCGCTCACTGCGGCGTTGACCACCATTGCGAGGTGCGCGGCGTCCAGCGAGTGAACGAAATTTGGTGCGATGCCGTTCGCGCATCTGTCCTTGTCCACCGCCAGCGTTTCCTCGCCCAGGCTCACGCGGACCTGAACGTCCGACAGCCACAGGCGCACCTGTTCGGTTGTGTGGCGCATGTAACGGTTTAGGAACGGCAGTCCGGTCGGTGTTGTCCAGCGAACGCATTTGCCCTCATGCGCGAGGGCGCGTGCGGCACCTTGCAGGGCCTTCATGGCCCTCGCGCATGAGGGC